ATGAAGGAGTTGATGATTTGTCTTTGGGACAGAGAATGGCCAACCTGTTATCAGGAGAAAAGAAAGTGGCTGGTTTTCCTCCTCTAAGATCAATGGAACTTTTTATGACTCTTTATAAGAATGAACCAATTGATTTAACAGTCAAAGAGTTGGAAGCATTTAAGGAGTATTTTGGGGCTGATGATACCAATATGCCTTTATTGTTAAAAGGGCAGATTTTAAAGGTCATTGATGCTCTGGAAAACAAGAAGTAGGAAAGGAAAGGAGCTATGGACAAATCATAGCTCCTAATATTTTGATTTGGATATATTGTAAATTGGATAAAAGATTATGAAAAGGAATAAAAGACCTGCCAAGCAAATAGAAGTTCTTAGCACCTTAGTTAACCGTGCTAGGTTACAAGCTAAGTTGGGCCAGAGCTATGGAACAGACCGAGACCTTTATCAAGCACTTGGTTATCCTACTGAATTGGACTTTGATGATTATTGGGCACAATATGTCCGTCAAGATATTGCCAAAGCTATCATAGACAGACCTGTTAAGAAAACATGGCAGGGTGATGTGTTGGCTTTGGAAGCTAATGACAAAGAAACTTCCCAGTTTGAAAGAGCTTGGGAGGAGTTGATGAAAAATTTACAATTAAAAACTAGGTTTATCCAATTGGATAAGTTAACTGGTATTGGGCACTATGCTGTTTTGTTATTAGGTTTTGATGATGTCAAAGAATCAATGGATTGGACAAACCCAGTTGGCACAGGTGCAAGGAAGCTTTTATATGTTAAAGCTCTTTCTGAATCCAATGCTGTTATATCCGAATATGAAACTAAAACAGACAATCCCAGATATGGGTTGCCTGTACTTTATGATTTAACAACTACCACTCCTGATGGTGAGTCAAGTTCTACTTTAAGAGTTCATTACAGTAGGGTTATACATGTGGTGGAAGATGCTATTGATTCAGAAGTGGAAGGAACACCAAGATTGGAGTCAGTTTTTAATAGGCTTCTGGATTTGGAAAAGATGGTTGGAGGAAGTGCTGAAATGTTTTGGAGAGGAGCACGCCCCGGTTACCAAGGAAAGGTTGACCCAGAGTTTACTATGACAGATGCTGTTAAAGAAGGATTGATTGATCAGTTAGATGAATATGAGCATAACCTTAGAAGGATTTTAATGCTGGAAGGAGTTAACATGCAGGCATTGGAGTCTCAGGTGGCTGACCCAGCTAACCATGTAGATATACAGATACAAATGATTAGTTCGGTTACGGGTATTCCTAAACGGATTTTAACAGGTTCTGAGAGGGGTGAGTTGTCTAGTGGAGAGGATAAGAATCAGTGGGCCGCTTTTATATCGGCAAGGCGTGAGGAGTTTGCTGAGCCAAAAATCCTGATTCCTTTTATAGACATCTGTATCAAATATAAGATTCTGCCAAAGGTGGAAGATTATTATATACAGTGGGAGGATTTATTCAGTCTTGGTGATAAAGATAAAGCTGAAATTGGTAAAACTAGAGCAGAGGCATTAAGAGCTTATGCTGCTGAACCATTAGCTCAATATATAATGGGGCCAGATGCTTTCTTTGAATTTCTTTTAGGATTAGATGGTAACCAAATAGAGCTTGTTAAAACCATGATGGGTGATCAAATAAAATTAGAGGAAGAGGATACATTTGAGGATGATGAAGCAATTATTGAGGAAGAAACAATTGAAAAAGAATAAATGTGTGAATGTGCTGTACATACTGAAGTAGATGTTTATGTCAAGGCTGGGAATTATGACCCAACTAGGACATTAACACTGCGCAATGCATTTGTGGCTGATATGAACAGAAGGTTTAAAGACCTTATGAAGCTTATCAAAGAAGCCATAGTGGATCAGGATGTATTTGCACTTTCTTCTCCAGATAGTAACTTAATCACTCAGCAGGGTTTTGCTCCCGGCAGGAGGGCTTTTGATTTCCCTACAACTGGGCAGAAGATGGATGCTTTCATGGCTTGGTTAAAACAGCAACAGAATGAAGGTTTGCTAGAGATAACTACCATACAGCAGAGTGGAAGAGCTTTACACAGCCCTTGGACAGACAAGTATGTTTCTGACAGTTATAAGAGAGGAGTAATGCGTGGTCGCTCTGAACTAAAGAATGCTGGATATAAAGTTCCACCAATAAGTGAAACAGGAGGCATCCAAGCTAGTATGTCAACCCCATTCCATTTAGATAGGGTGGGAATGTTATACACCCGGACCTTTAATGAGCTAAAAGGAATAACTGATGCTATGGACCAACAAATCAGTAGGGTATTGGCTCAAGGAATGATTGATGGAGATGGACCAGCTCTATTAGCCCGTAAGATCAATGCTACTATTAGCAGTGGGCTTGGGATGACAGATACTCTGGGAAGGTATATTCCAGCCCAAAGGCGAGCCCGTATGTTGGCTAGAACAGAAGTGATCCGTGCCCATCATATGGGTACAATTCAGGAATATAGGAATTGGGGTGCAGAAGGAGTTAATGTACAGGCTGAATTTAGAACAGCTGAGGATTCCAGAGTGTGTGCGCAGTGTGAGAGTTTACATCTTCAACGATTTACTTTAGATCAGGCTGAAGGAATAGTGCCCCAGCATCCTAGTTGTAGGTGTATTTGTCTTCCTGTTAGAGTAGGTGGAAAAAAATCATTTGATGCAAAGTCATTTAAATCGGATGAAGAAGCCCAAGCATTTGCGGAAGCTAATTGGGCAAAATCAGCTAAGAAATTATCCACCGCTGAAAAGGACATATCATATAGTTATGTTTCAGAAGGGTATGATCAAAACATGAATAGAATGTTGAGAGGTCTCACTCAATTAGATCAACCCATGGTTCCTATATTCGAAGGAAAAGAAGCTCAAGAAGCTATTAAGTTGATGGACTCAGCAATAAGTAAAGGTGCTAATACATTTGCTCAAGATCGCTATGCTTTCAGGGGATTAGCAAGTCATGATGATACTGATGATTTTTTGAAATTTTTGAGAAGCTTAAAGAAAGGAGAAGGATACACGGACAAAGGTTACATATCCACTTCACTTTCCCAATTCCAAGCTGAGTCTTTTGCCCAGATGGATCAACAATTGGATGTAGTTTTAAAAATACGTTTGAACAAAGGGAAGAGGTATTTCACACCACATCCAGATGAATTAGTAACTGAAGCTGAAATCCTACTCCCAAGAGGAACATCTTTCAAGGTAGTTGGCGCCACTCAAGAGGAAATGTATTATGTAATTGAATTAGAAATATTATGATACGTATTGACAGATTTTTGTACAAACCACAAGATGTAAAAGGTATCAACAAATTATCGGTTGATGAGATTAAAGAACTTGAAAAAATAAAGACAAATGAAAAGAAAGTATAAGAGTTTTTTGACCCAGTCCACTGAGGCTGTGGAATATGCAGTAAGAACAGAGATGCATGAGCAGAAAGAATATCTGGTGGTGCCTGTTGTTATGATGGTTGAAGGTGTGCATAGTGGTTCAAGAGGGCCAGTGCTACATACAGCTAGTGAGCTTGGTAAAATTCCAGAGAGTTGGAATGGGATTCCTGTTACAGTTAATCATCCCCAAGATGATAATGGAAAGTATATCTCAGCCAATAGTCCTAATGTACTAAGGAAGTATGCTATTGGGATTATTTTTAATACACATATGGATGGTGACCAGCTTAAAGCAGAAGCATGGATTGAGGTTGATAAATTAAGAGCTTTTAGTGATGTGGAAATCTACCTTAATGAACAAAGAGCTTTGGATGTGAGTGTAGGTGTGTTTTCGGAGGACGACCCGACCGAAGGAGTTTGGAATGGAGAAGAGTATCAGTCAATTGCTAGAAATCACCGACCCGACCACTTAGCCTTGTTACCGGGAGGTACAGGAGCTTGTAGTTGGGGTGATGGTTGTGGAATCAGAAACAATGAAAAAACAGATATGAAAAAACAGGAACAAATAGAGCATATAACAGCTTTAAAGTTGGTGTATGTTTATGAGCAGAGTTTGGAGGCAATTCTGGAGTCTGCTTGGCGGGCCATAAATTCTATGGATACCGAAACAGAAAGCTATTATGTACGGGAAGTCTTTAAGGAGTATTTGGTGTATGAGAAACGGACCAAAAACACTGACACTTCCAAAACCTTTAAACATTCCTATGCTGTTGAAAATAATAAAGTAATTTTAGCAGGGGATGCCGTGGAGGTTGTGCGTGAAGTTAGCTATGTACCAATTGGAACTAATTCAAAAACAAATGATAAAAAAGAGGACATTATGACCGAGAAGAAGAAGCCTTGTTGTCCAAATAAAGTGGAGGAGCTGATAGCAAATGAGCTATCCAACTTTACTAAAGAGGACCGAGAGTGGCTACTGGCTCAGGATGAAGCAACAATTGAGAAGTTGATGCCTAAAACTGTGGAGTCACCTCAAGTGAATTCTGAAGCAGAAATCACCAAGGATCAGGCAGTGGAAGTCCTGATAAAAACTATTTCCACAGTTGAAGATTTTGTAAACATTTTACCAGAAGGAATCAAAGTTCATGTTGAGGCAGGGCTTGCGCTCCATACTGAGAAAAAGAAACAACTTGTTGATGGCATTATGGATAATGCTGGAGAGGGTGTCTGGACTGAAGAGGAGTTAACCGCAATGGAGATGGATATGTTGGAAAAATTAGCAAAGACCTCCGGGTCCAAAACTGATTATTCAGGTCTGTCTGCAGGAAAGAAAGCAAGTGAGCCATCAGAAGAAGTTTTGATGCCCACTGGTTCGTAATTTTTATTAACGACATTAAATATATAAGGAGGATTTTAAAATGTCAAATACTATTAAAATTAAAAATTATTTGAATGTACAGGAAGAGATTATTGCCATTGGTGTGATCACTCCGGGTATGTTATTGGAATTGACAAGTGCAGGAAAGGTGCAAGCCCACTCTGCTTCTGGTCAAAATATGTTTCAATATTTCGCAGTTGAGGATGAACTCCAAGGCGAAGAAATTACTGATACATATGCAGTAGCTGATCCAGTTCAAGTATGGATTCCCCAAAGAGGGGATATTGTTTATGCATTGCTTGCTGATGGTGAGAATGCGTCAATTGGTGACTATCTAGAAAGTAATGGTGATGGATATCTAAAGGTGTATGCCGTAGATGCAGAGTCCGTTGCTAATTACACTAATCAGATTGTGGGACAAGCTATCGAAGCTGTGGACATGTCTGATTCGTCTGGAGTTGACCCAGCTGGTAGAATAAAGGTTCGTATAATCTAATTTAAATTTTTTAAGGAGAAAAAAGAAATGGAACCAAATATTGATTATATTGGAAAAGAAGGAGCACAAGGTGCTCTCGCTTCTAACATCTTAGCTAATGGCAAGATGGATCCGGGACAATTGCGTCCATGGATTGGAAAAGATGGAAAAGCATATGTTACTGTATTCAAAGGAGGAGATGCCAAGGATACAAAGAACTATGTGAACCATTTAGTTGCTCATGGCACTCTGAGAAGGGATGAGTGGAAACAGTTGGATGAAGCTGTTGTTAAAATTTCGGAATCACGGACAGGTGGAGTTGCTGATTTAGAGTCCCATGGGCTTGTTTATAATCTGGGCAATGCTATGGGAACAACTGTGCTAGAATGGCATGACGTGAGTGATGCTCTTTCAGCTGAGTTAACCATGGATGGGATTGCCAGAGCTCAGAATGATCGTCCTGTTTATTCTACTAATTATTTGCCAATTCCTATTATCCATGCTGATTACGAAATAAACACTCGTACATTGGCTGCTAGCAGGAACATGGGAAATCCTTTGGATACAACCTTGGCAGAAAGAGCTACAAGAAAAGTGGCTTTGAAATTGGAGCAAATGTTATTTACAAATACCTCTTATGCCTTTGGTGGTGGTACTATTTATAGTTACACAAATTACACCAATCGTAATGAGGTCACTTTGAGTTTAGCATGGGATGATTCTTCAAAAACTGCGGCTCAGATTTTGGCTGATGTTATTGCTATGAAGCAAGCCAGTATTGATGCATATCATTATGGCCCTTGGATGCTTTATATTCCCACTTCTTATGAAACAGTAATGGATGAGGATTACTCCACTTCAGGAGCTTCCACACAAACCATCCGTGAGCGTATTGAGAAGTTAGGTGGTATTAAAGGCATTAAGGTTATTGACACCTTGACTGCTGATAATGTTCTTTTGGTACAGATGACTTCTGATGTTGTTCGTCTGGTTAAGGGAATGCCAATTCAGAATATCCAGTGGGATGAAGAAGGCAAATTTATCAACAAGTACAAAGTGATGACTATCCAAGTGCCTCAGATCAGAGCAGATCAGGATGGCAATTGTGGTATCACCCACTTGGCTTAATCTTATTCGTACTAATCAAGTACAATTTTTAATCATAAAAATATTAGGAGGATAAAAATATGCAACGTAAGAAGAAAAGTGAATCAAAAAGCCCACCAAAAATAAGGTGGCAAAAGTCTGGTGGTGGTTCTTTTAGAATGGCTGATGGTAGAATTATAAAATCAAAGGAAATTTTCTTGGCTCACCCTGAGGAAATCCCTGCCGCTTTTATGGATTCTGTAAAGCCGTTGGACCCAGTAAGGAAGAAGAAGCCCTCAGTCACTGAACCAGAGAAGGGTGCTAAAGCTTTGTACACTAAGAAAGAACGTTCAAAGGGTTGGTGGGATATTGTTGATTCCAAAGGCAAGAAGATGAATGATCGTGCTTTAAGAGAGGCAGAAGCTGATGAACTCATTAACACTTTAGAACAGTAAACATGGGCTGGTGTATTCCTAAAATATGGGAAGGTGGCGATTGCTACATAATTGGAGGTGGCCCCAGTATGATGGGCCAATTTAATATCCCGGAAGAGATTGTGCAAGCAGTCTACAACGGGGCCACTCCTCAATTATATGAACCATATTTACATATATTAAGGGATAAGCATGTCATTGGTGTTAATGTAGCTTATAGGCTTGGGGATTTTATTGATTTTACATTCTTTGGTGATGTTCCTTTTTACTTAACTCATTTACATGAATTAGTAAAGCTGGATCATACATTAGTTACTTTATCAGGAAAAGTGAATCATTTGGATTATGGAATCAAAGTAGTGGATCGTGATAAGCCTTTTGGATTGTCAGATGATCCAACTAAGATTCGTTGGAATAGGAATAGTGGTTCATCAGCTATTAACTTAGCAGTTCATTTGGGAGCTAAAAGGATTATGTTATTGGGATTTGATATGAAGTTGAAAGATCATAAAGACCAACATTGGCATAAGCTATATGGAAAGAAGCCCAAGAAAGAGTCGCAAATACAAAAAACTTTTATCAGGCATTCAGAGGGCTTTCCCAAGATTGCTAGAGATGCTAAAAGATTAGGTGTGGAGATTTTAAATGTTAATCCAGATAGTGCTATCACAGCTTTTGAAAGAGTTAATTTATCAGATGTTTATTCAACCCAAGAAAAGGATTATGCTGTTTGTGTTTTAAAGACAGGTGGAGATTACACCCCTGAGTATGTTTACAAGCTCAGGAGCATGATTAAAAAGAATACTAAAAGGAAAATACATTTCAGATGTTTGACCGATTCTACGGCTTTAAAATTGGCACCAGAAGAAGTTATACCATTAAGGAATAACTGGCCCGGCTGGTGGAGCAAGATTGAGTTATTTAGGCATGGTATATTTCCAGACAGTAGGCAGGTTGTTTATTTTGATTTGGATACCGTAATATTGAAAAGCATAGATTCTTTGTTTAAACCTTTTTCTGGTTTTAGGATGCTGGACAATTTTAGAGGCAGTACTTTTTTGATGTCTGGTATAATGACTTGGGATTGTGATTTGTCCTTTATCTATGAGAAGTTGAGGAACAAAAAAGCTCCTCGGTTTTCTAAAGCTGGTGGGGATTTGATAGGTGATCAGACCTTTATTGAAAAGACATATAAATCAGCCACCAGAAAGAATCCAATTAAAATACAAGAAAGCTTATCTGTTATCAGTTACAAAAGGGATTTCTTAATGAATGATTACAAACATAATGGGGCACAGGTTATTTGCTTCCATGGTCAGCCAAGACCACACGAAGTTAATGACACTTTAATAGTAGAAAAATGGAAGTGAAAAATTTGATCATAATTACAGGTTGTCCAAGGTCTGGTACCAGTATGGTAGCTGGCTCCATTAACAAATGTGGAGCATTCGGAGGAAAGATGAATGGCCCAAACAGAAACAATAAGAAGGGTATGTTTGAAAACCATAAAATAATTAGCAGTATGGTCAAGCCCTTTTTAAAGAAACTTAATGTTGACCCAATGGGTCAATATCCTCTTCCCAAAACAGATTCCTTGCAAACCCCTCATTATTGGAAAAGCTCTTTTTTAAAAGTGTTTAAGGAAGAGGGGTTCAGAAAAGGAAGTATAATGTACAAAGACCCAAAGATTGGGTTGTTATGGCCCATCTGGTATGATTGTTTTCCAGAAGCTAAGTGGGTGATTGTTAGGAGGAAAACAGATGACATAGTTGATAGTTGTTTAAAGACAGGATTCATGAGAGCTTTCCACCACTCCTTTATACAAAAGGAAGTAGGTGTGATGAGTGAAGCCGAAGGTTGGGAATGGTGGGTGAATCAGCACTTAGGTAGGTTTGAAGCTATGAAGGAAAAAATACAGTTCAAGGAAATATGGCCAGAGAAGATGGTGTATGGAGATTATTCAGAATTGATGGCCACCATTAAGTGGTTAGGACTTGAATGGAATAGTGATGTGTTAAGTTTTATTGATCCAATGCTTTGGAAAAGCAGACAAAAAATATAAGGAGATGGCAAGGACAACAGCTGCAGAAGTTAAGCAAATAATTGATACTGATTTATCAGATACCATAGTGGATGCCTATATAGGAGATGCCAATGCATTAGTCACTAATGTACTAGGTGATGATACCACTTTGGGTGATACATTAAAGGAGTCTATTGAGAAGTGGCTAACTGCCCATATGATAGCCTCAACCAGAGAACGGATGGGGCAGGAGGAGGAAGCAGGAAGTGCTAAAATTAAGTATGTTGGAAAGACAGGCTTGAATCTTAGTTCCACAGCTTATGGACAGATGGTTCTAACATTAGATAGTACAGGCAACTTTGCTTCATTAGGAGGAAAGAAAGCAAGCATATATGCTGTAACAAGTTTTGAATAAAAGATTATGACAAGTGGTATAATAAGATTCATTGAAAAGGTCTGCGTACAGACAGCCGTATATTGGGGCAATCCGTCGCCCGATGGTCGGGGTGGAAATACCTATGACACTGCTGTTGAAATCGCTTGTAGGTGGGAGCAAATAACCGAGCTTGTCCAAAATGAATCTATAAGGAAGGAAGGAAAGGAAATTGTGGCTGGCGCAAAGATTCTATTAACACAAGATGTTGCTTTGGAAGGATATTTATATTTGGGAAGCTTAGATGATTTAAGCTCTGACCCCGACAATCCTTTAGAGGTGGATGGAGCCAGAGAGATTATCAAAGTGGAAAAGGTGCCATTATTTAAATCAACAACTGAATTTGTACGGGAGGCATATGTATTATGAAAGGTCACTTTACAATAAAGGGAATGGATCAGGTGGTTGCTAATATCAATAAGCAATTGGTCAAGATGAAAGGTGATGCCATGGAGGGTATGATTGATGCCGCTATTTTAATTCGTACAGATATGGAAAATACATCTCCAAAAGTACCAATTGATTTAGGCAATTTAAGAGCTTCCTTTTTTGTGGTGACATCCAGAGGAGAAAGCAAAGTGGGTGGGTCACCTAATTTTAAAGGAGAAGAAGCATCAGAAATGGCATCAGGACATTCTACGGTGGTTAGCAATAGTAAACAATTAGCAGTAGGTTCAGGCAGGGCAAGTGTTATACTAGGTTTCAGTGCTAATTATGCTATATATGTTCATGAGAATGTAGGAGCTAAATTTCACTATACAGATATTAAAACAAAAAAGACACATGGGCGGCCCGGGGCAGGTGCTAAGTTCTTTGAGGCCGCTTGGGAAAGGAATAAAAAGCAGGTATTGATTTTGATAAAAAATAATATGACAAAAAGATGAATAGCAATTCTGAGGATATTAAAGACCTGTTGGAAGGTGAAAGCTCATTGGGCTTATCTTTTGCCACTAATTTATTTATAGCAAAAGAACCATCCAGTCCAGATGATTGTGTTACAATTTTTGACACCCCCGGTGGACAGGTAGATTTAATGCCTACCAAGGGTGATGAGTATTATAGAGGCAATATTCAAATACGTGTTAGAGATAACTCACAAGCTAGTGCTTGGGAATTGATAAATGATATTGTTGACTTCCTTCACAATAAAGGAAATGAGGAAATCAATGATGTTAAGTTTACCGTGATTCGTTGTTCAAACTCTCCATTCCAATTGGACTGGGATGAGAATAACAGAATACGTTTAGTAACAAATTTCGAATTACAAAAAATTAAAATTTAAAAGGAGGAAATGAATTATGACTAGTCAAGCTGTTTCCGGAATTGGAACTATATTCAAACGTTGGGATGATTCAGCGTCAGTAGGAGTATGGGCAACAATTGCAGAAATTATTTCAATCAGTGGTCCGGGTATGAGCCGTGAGACCATAGACGTAACATCTTTTGATTCAACAGGAGGGTACCGTGAATTTATCGGAAGTCTTCGTGATGGAGGGAGCATTGAGCTTTCTATGATATTCCGAAGGGATACATATGAGATCATGAAAGATGATTTTGAAGATGATACATTGCAGAATTATCAGATTTTATTACCAGATGATGATGCTACGGCATTAGATTTTGAAGGACTCATCACTGAGTTACCAATGAACATAGCTATGGATGATAAAATTATGACTGATATATCTATCAAGATAAGCGGTCAAATCACTTTATCATCAGGTGGCTTATCTTCCATTGCATAGGATGGGAGTTAATTCTAATCATGAATTTTTAAAAACAAAAAAAATGTTAAGATTTATAACAATACCCGAGTACAATAATAAAGGAGAAAAAACAGGAGAAAAGAAACACCCAGTCCGTGTATCTTATTATGTTTTGAAAATGTTAAAAGAAGAAGCTGGAAAAGAAGTGGGTGATTTGGCTTCTGATGATTTTGGTTCATATGAGCTCATGTTATATTATGCCCTTAAAAGAGGATATAAAATGATTGAGCTTTCCATGCCTTTTGAAAAGGAGGATATGGAAGACATAATGGACTTTGTGTTCTTTGATTTTTTGGCTTTGATTCCTGAGTTCTTTCCCGGACTTGATGAAAAAAAGTTGATGGCAATGATGCCGAGTATGACAGCTCAGGAGGAAAAGAAAAAATAACGGATTTGGAATACCTTAGTGGTGTAGCTATTAGTCGTTTGAAGATTCCAATAACAGGATTCTATGATTTGACACCGTTAGAATTTCACTATGCTATGAAGGATCATACCCAAAGGAGTCAGTTGACTTTTAAAGATATGATGGAAGGCTTCCGTTGGCACATACTTAATATGCTAGCAATGAATGGCCGTCCTCTTAAAAAAGGCACTAAGATTTCCGAAAAGTTAGCACCATTGCCATGGGATAAGAAAGCTGTTGAGAAGAAGAAGCCCCAAACCTTAGAAGAGCAGAAAAAGATTTTGTATGCTTGGGCAGGTAAAAAGTTTAAACGTAAGAAATAATGTCAAATAAATTTGTTGGTGAACTGTTAGCTGGATTAGGATTAGACACAACTGCCTTTTCCTCTTCCTTGGGTAAAGCTCAGGCACAGTTTAAAGGAGCTACAACGCAGATGCAGACACAGATGGCTAAAGTATCAGCGTCTATGATGACAGCCGGAAAGACGATGTCTAAAGCTGGTAAAATGATGTCTGTTGCTTTTACTCTGTCCTTGTTAGCAATTGGGGCTGGAGCTTATAAGATGCAGAAGGATTTTGAAGCTTCCTTAGATAAGGTCATTGGATTAGTAGGAGTGGCCCGTGAACAAGTTCAAGCTTGGGAAAAGGACATTTTGAATATGTCTGTGGCTGTAGGAAGAGGGCCAAAAGAACTTGCCGATGCCCTCTTCTTTATAACATCAGCAGGTATAAAAGGAGCAGAGGCAATGGAGGTGCTAGAAATGTCAGCCAAAGCTTCTGCCTCAGGATTAGGAGAAACAAAGGTGGTGGCTGATTTAGTCACTTCAGCAATGAATGCTTATGGCAAAGAAAACTTAAATGCCGCCACTGCCACTGATATCCTAGTTGCCGCTGTTAGAGAGGGTAAAGCTGAGGCACCTGACCTAGCCGCGGCATTGGGGCAAGTCCTTCCTATTGCTAGTGCTATGTCCGTAAGTTTTGATCAAGTTGGGGCAGCTGTTGCTGCTATGACCAGAACAGGAACAAGTGCCACTACAGCTTCTATGCAATTGAAGAATATTATGATGGCTATGCTCAAGCCAACCCAACAAGCTGAAGATGCTTTACAAATGATGGGCACCAGCTCCTCTGAATTAAGAAAGACATTGAGAGAAGATGGATTGATTGCCGCCTTGACTGATGTTAAGGAACTACAAGCCGAGTGGGGTGAACAAACCATAGCAAATGTATTTCCTAATATTAGAGCTTTATCTGGAGTGCTTGACCTTATGGGCAGTAATGCCGCTGATAATATAGCCATCTTTGATGCTTTGACACAAACAACAGGTTCATTGGATAGGGCTTTTGAATCAGCTAGTGAAACTGCTCAATTTAAATTAGATCAATCTATTGCCGCTGCTCAAACAACCTTAGTAGAATTTGGGGATGCTTTGAAAGGTCCAGTATCAGATATACTAGGAAACATAACAAAGAAGCTTGAAAAGACAGCTAAATGGTTTGGAGCATTATCTGATGAACAGAAAAAGAATATTGTTAAATGGGCAGCGATTGCTGCAGGGGCTGGTCCTGTACTACTAATAATGGGAGCAATGGCCTCATCTATTGGGAAGATGATAAATCTTTATGGTGTGTTACTTCCTTCTATAAAGAAAGTGACCACAGCTATGAATCTGCAGAAGGTAGCAATGGCTGGAAATCCTATGATGGCTATGGCCGCTGTGTTAGCTACTTTGGTTGCTGCATTTATAGCTTACAAAAGAGCTTTGAAAGGAACAGCTGTTGTCCAAAAAGAAGTAAGTGATTCACAATCTGAATTTAATGAACTTATAGGAGAAGGAACTGCCGAGGCAACTAAACTTTTCAATCAATTAGAGCAGACAAATAAAGGTAGTGCTTTACATAGAGATATATTGGGGCAGATAAATGAAAAGTATGGCGGGTACTTAGAGAATATGCTCACTGAGAAATCTACCTTGGATGATATACAAGAAGCCCGTAACCTAGTTATTGATGGTTTGATTTCTGAAATAGCTCTTAAAACACAATCTGCCAAAATCAATGATGTCCTTTCCAAGTCTATCAAAACTCAGTTAGATGAATATTCCAAATTAGAATCAATAACAGGGATTGCTAATAATGTTTTGAAATCAGCTTTTAAAGATTATGAGGAACTTGTTAAAACTGATTTTACAATAGGTGGTTTTACAAAGTCTATGCAAGAAATTGCTGATGTGTCTGGTATAGATATGCAAACTTTGATAATGGCATTTTCTAATATAAGCGCATCAGCGGCATTAGCCAATAGAGAAGTCAATCAAATAGAGGATGCTTACAAGGGTTTTATAAAGAATATAATAGCACCAACTACACCAACTACACCAGATGGGGATGTACCAATTGGAGAAGGTAAAGTTGTTTTATCAGAGGAAGAGATTGAAGCCGCAGCTGAAATACAAAGGAAAATAAATCAGTTGAAAGCCAAGCTTGGTAAAGAAGGATTGGAACTTGCTGAATCTATGGAAAGAGCTCGTTATGAAAGAGAGCTTGAATTGGCTGGAGATAATGAAGAGTACAAAAAGCTGTTAAGAGAAGAGCACATTGAGAATATGATGGAGCTTCATTCCGAACAGATGGATAATGAGTTCAAATTGATAGAAGCTCAAGCCGAAAAAGAAAGAGCTTTAAAAGATAAGCAAATCCAAGAAGACATTAAGATTGCTGAAAATGATTTCCTAATTAAGACACATGGATTTGATTTATGGTTAGAATACCAGAAGAGTGGGTACACCGATTTTTATAAGTGGCTAAAAGATAAAAGGGCAAAGGATCAAGCAGATGCTGAGGAGGATGCTGATAAAAAATGGAAAATAGTTCAAAAAGTATTTCAATTATCATCCCAAGCATTAGATGCTTTAGCTACTTTGGAAGAAGCCAATCGACAAAAGGAGTTGACTGCTGCAGGTGATGATGAAAAGAAAAAGGAAGCTATCAATAAAAAGTATTTTGAAAAAGATAAGAAGATGAAAATTGCTCAAGCTTTAATAAATGGAGCATTAGCAATTACGAATATATTAGCAACTGTTCCAAAAGCAGATTTTGGGGTCATGACCGCTGTACTAATTGCCGCATCAGTAGCCACCACGGCTGCTCAGGTCGCTGCGATCAGTTCTTCTTCCTTCGCTGAAGGAGGAATGGTGAAAGGAAGGACTCTGGCAACAGTGGGTGACAACCCAAGTGGAAAGGAAGCAATAGTGCCTTTTGAAAAAATGGGTTATTTCTTAAAGATGGCTTTGAGGAATGTAGACTTGGGTGGTGTTACTATGGGTAGTGATATATTTGCTCCTAATGCATTGAAAGGAAATACAGAAAAGCAAGAACTGACTATTTTAGTACAAGGTGCACTTGAAGGAAGGGATATTGTTTTGGCATCCAAAAGAACTAATTATCGGAGGAAAAGAATATGAGTGATGTAAGATATACTAGCACTGTTTATAGCAAAATAAAAGGAGTTCGTTGGAGGATTGATTTATGGGATGCTGACTATACTGGATCAGCAACTACTTTTAAAACAGAGTCACCGGGCTTCAATATAAACTACCCATCAGAAGGTAGTGAACGTTTTAATGAGCTATTTGGATCAGAAGTGGTTATACATGCTTTAAATGAAACGGTGGCTTTCAGCTCTTTAATTAGTGATATATTAGGAGCTGATGAAAAAAGATTTGCTATTTTGATTTATAAGAATAACAATTTGTTTTGGGCAGGTTGGGTGTTAACTGATTTAGTTGAAGAACTTAATGAGCCCCGTCCAAGAAGGTTTAAAATAACAGCTACTGATTTGGCTATATTAGAAGAAATACCATATGACAATTCAGGAACTGTTTATACAGATTCGGTTACTTTTATAACTCATCTGAATAGGATTTTAGCTAAAACTGGATTACAAGCTTTTTGGGGAGCAACAGATGATTTCTTATTCACTTCTGTAGATTGGTGGGACAGTGCTCATCCATCACGAGTTCAAGCAAAAGACCCATTGGCATACAGTAAAGTTTATTCAACTGTATTTAATGAAAAGAATCAGGAATTGGAAACGTATGAAGCAATTTCTTGTATGGAAGCCCTGAGGCAGATTTGTAAAGCTTGGGGTGCTAGAATTATACAGTCAGATGGGTGTTTTAACGTGCTACAAATCAATAACTATGCGGACACATCTAGTTATACCAGAGTGTTTGATAAGTCGGGTACACTACAAGGTAATGCCACCACTGACTTCCGTGTATCCATAACACAAGCCGCTGAAGCTCTAAAAGCTACTATCCAAAACAGGCATTATCCTCCTTTACAAAAAGTATTGGCTCAATATAATTACAAAGCAATAACTGATTTATTGCCTCCCGCCATTAGTTATGAAACCGCAGTTTCTGTTGGTCAATTATTAGATACTGGAATATTGAGTTTCAGAGGGATGATCCGAATTGATTATGTATATGATTCTGGTGACCCAGATGATTTGTTCCAAGCTGTTTATAAATTAACACTTAAATTGGATGGTGATTTAGGTACGGATTACTATTTGTTGGGAGATAATAGAACTGGTGTATCTGGATGGTCTACAGACTCAGCTTCACGTTTTACAATCTACTCATACCAACTAGGAAGGGCAACCAAAAAAAATAATATAGCTTTTGCTTTTACAGCTCCTGTTTTACCTGATTCGGGAGAAGTTACTTTTGAATTGGACTTTGATGATTACATAGATATTCCTGATGGCAATTCATATACATTAAAGGGATTAGCCACCTGTGATTATTTTTGTCAAGATTTTAAATTAAGATATCAAACTGCTGATGGGTTATTTGAAAATTCTGACTTTGCTGCCACCAATAAGGATGGAGGAGGAAATGCTGTAAACAGTTATATTTTAGATCATGGTGCGCTTATAATAGGGGATGGTGATTTAATATATAGTGGAGCAATGCAAGTTTCTTCTGATTTAGTAACTTGGTCCAGAGCCAATGCTTGGAAGCATGCTGCTTCTGGTACAGCCTATTCTATGACTAAGTTATTGGTGTTGGAAATATTGGCAGGGCAAAGAGAAGCTCGAGCAGTGATGCAGGGTGCTATTGTAGGAACAATGATGGCTAGGAATAGTTTGAATTATAATAGTAAGTTATGGGTGTTTGGAGGAGGAGTATTTTCAGCCCAAACAGATTCTTGGAATGGTGAATGGTTTGAGGTGGCAGAATATAGAACATACATAACAGTATCTGAAGGGAAAAACAAATTGAGCTTTGATTGGGGTGATGGGTTAGGTAGTGCTGTGGAAAATTTACAATTATTGAATAACAAAATTAACATAGACAAAGATGGCAATGTGCTGTTGGATGTACCAACAAGTGTTTCAGGATTACCAGCTGGGGCCATTTGGGATGATTCAGGAACATTAAAAAGAGTTAACTAATCAAAAAAACTATATGGAAACTAAAACCCAAAAAGAAACTAGATGGACAAAAATATTTGAATCCGCTACTGTTAAATTAGCTGTTGTTTTGATATCTATCCTAGTTGGATCAGCCATTTCTAAATTCCAATGGAGTATACAGAAAGCAGAAGCTGTGGAAAGTAACCGAAAAGCAATATTAAATAATTGCACTATTGATTCTTTACAAACATTGCGTATTACAAATTTGGAAATCGAGAAAGCCGATAAATATAATTTTATTATCATGAAAGGCACTTTGGATTCTTTAACATATTATGTTAATGTGTCTAATGAAAAAGATGAAATCTTTATGGAATTTTGGAAGCAAGACCAAATTAAAGTTCAAACACAATTAAGAGAGATTCGGAACCATCAATTGAATCATTAAATTTTTTATCAATCATATAAAAACAAAGTTATGATTTTATCAATTTTAACATCATTAGTTTTGATCACATGTAGTTGTGGTCTTTATTTCCTTTTTGCCACCACAGAGGGCACATTGGATCATTTTAAGCTTAACAAGAAAAGCACAGCGGCTGTTAACTTTATGCACCCTGTGTATATAGCTAGGAATTTGCTTTTGCTTTTCTTAGTTTCTATTTCAGTTATTCAAGGACTCTTGGACATCCCTTGGTATTATTTTTTATTAGAAGCACTGGCTTGTCTTTTCTTCTATATCCCTATTCATGACGGATTCTATTACACCACTAGAAATAAATGGAAGCCTGATTCATATAAAGGATTTTGGATGGGAGTAGATAGCCACCCTGCTAATAAGTTTATGAAGGAAATGAATGAACCCACTATGCGAATATTTCTATTTGTATTTGCTTGTTTCTGTATTATTTTTATTACAACTTATGAACCATTTATGTAATGACTATCTTTTTAAGTGCGGGTCATAATCCCAAGGGGATCAGACCTGACTCAGGTGCAGTCAATAAAGATGGTATCAGGGAGTGTGACAAAGCTATTGAATTCAGAAATTTAATGTATGAAGCATTAGTTAGTTTGAGCCAACAAAACATTATCCCGAAAAAGATAATAATGGATCAGGATGATGAGAGGTTGGGTGACTATCTAAGGAGGATTAAAACAGGAGATGGATCAGTTGTTATTGAATTCCATTTTGATGCTTTTAATGGGATTGCTTCTGGATGTACTGTTTTAATAGGAAATGACGCTGACCGATTGGATAAGGCATTTGCTAAAGAGATAGTAAACAAAACATCACATATCTTAAAGATTCCAAACAGAGGAGTAAAGACAGAAACTGATTCCCACAGGGGTAAATTAGGACTCATGAGAGAACAAGGCACTGTGTGTTTATTAGAACTCGGATTCATTGACAATCCAAAAGACATGATCCAGTATGAATATTGGAAACGATGTTTAGCTTCTGAGCTGGCTTTAATTATTAACAGATTTGAAGAAATGGTTTAAAAAATAAATGTTATGAGTAAATTTTGGGATTTTTGGAAAGAGGGTACAAAATCAAGTACCATGAGAATTATGTTAGTGTTTGCTGGATTAGCAGTTTTCATAATAGCAATCATACGAGCCAGCAAAGGTGATACAATTGATTGGTATGGTATGGGTGCCTTCATGTTAGTATTTGTAGGAGGTAAAGTCACTCAAAAGATTTGGGGTGAAAAAAGAACAGACTAATGAAAAAGAGTAAAATTTTTATTGGTTTTCTGGTCATTATTGTAGTTGTCTTTACTTTTTACGGGATAGACTGGTATAAAGGGTCAAAAGCTAAGTTGAAACGCTTAGAACATCGTTTAGAGCTTTCAACCTCTGCTCAGGATTCTATTCAAAAATTATATCGTTTAGAACGTATTGAACACACCTTGGATACCATACGATTAAAGAAGAAAATAAATGATGAGATTGTTAAGTATGAACAAGCGCAAAAATGGTGGTATGAAAAAATTAATAGTGTTGATAATATTAGTGATGACAGCGCATACAGCTATCTGTCAGACAGGTACGGGAATTGATTGGAAAGCTTTAATGAAGGATGTTTTAAGATTGGACAGTTGTGAAGCAACTTCTTCGCACCTCCATCATATATTAGAGGACAAAGACAGCCTATTGGCCGCCCGGTATATGTACATACTTCATTTAGAAGGAGTCATTCAATTACAGGATTCTGTAATGGCCCAACTTCGTTATGATTTATCAGATTGTATAGATGAATTAGAGAAGTTAGTTGACCCACCTTTATGGAAGAGGGTTTTGAAAGGGATTACAAGCCCATGGTTTTTTATCCCTACAAGCCTTGTTGTTATCGAAGGGCTTCTTCTTTTTGCTAAATAAAAGAATCAATTCATTGTCAGAATCTACCAAACAGCATTTAGCAGGAACATATACTGCTCCACCTTCCATTACATGAGTTTTTAGAATAAGATTATGCTCAAGAAGTTCTTTAAAAAAAGCATAAGCAAATCTACAAAATCCTGCCCCAGCCATGTTTATTAGCTGGGGCACTTTCTTTGTATATCCTTTGGAAGTAACATCCACCAAAACAATATAATACATTCCTGTACTAAGTTTGAAAAAAGCAACCTCTGGCTGGGCAAAAGTTTTAAATGTCTTTGTCATCTTCCTCTAATTCAAGCACTTTATATTTCTTTGTTATCAGCTTATCTGTTTGGTCAGTTAGGAAGTAGGTGATATTTAGAGTGACTACATCATTCACTTCTGCTTTCATTTCTATTTTACGAATACGCAAACCTTTATGAGGAATATTAAACATATCTAAAAACCAAGTTATGAAATCTTTACTGTCGGTCATACTTGCCATAATCTACAATAATTTAATGGTTGTTCCTTTTGGTAGAACTGTGAATACAGATGGCGGGTATTGCTGAACAATGCCAGAAATTAAACTAACGACTGTATAATCATAACCACTTTTGAGTTTCATTAGTAATTGATCATGTTCATTAGTAATAAGAGTTCCAGCTGGTAATTCAGACCAGCTTAATTCGTTGGTGTCTGGTGATGTGATTTCAAATTTATTCATAATTATTTGTTATTTAATTTACTGACTCCTTTCCTTATCTTAACTTCAAAAATCTTATCAGCATGTATTGCTAGATTAGGTTCATGTGTTATTATTATGAATTGGATTCCTAGTTTTTGACTAATTTCTTTTATGATTTTACTAGCTTGTTCCTGACGGTCCTCAGATAAGAATCTCATGGGTTCATCTAGTATTATTGTGTTTCTTGTTTTAGGGTGTTTCATACTCCAACTTGCGACCCGTAGGGCAAATGAGGCAACATCCACTGCCCCTCCTCCAGAGGAGTCTATGGGCCGTATTTCATTATCATTCCTCACAAACAATAGATCACATTCTGTCTTATTTCTTCTTTGGACAAAGGACACTTTTAATTCATAAGGATCATCTTCAAAGATAGCACCCAAAGCCAGAGAAGTTATATCGCCAATATGGTATTGTAATTGCTCCTGAGTTTTTAAACCAACTTGTTTTAGGATTTCACGAGCTTGTATAGTTAAGTCCAGTTCATCTTCTTTAGCAGTAAGCACTTCTTTGGTTTCCTGTAAAGATTTCTGCACCTGAGCTTTTTGCCCTTTGAATCGTTCCAGTTTATTCCTTAATTCAGTTATGTTCATAAGTCATATTCTTTTTCAAGCAGTTCCATTTCACTGTCAATTTCTTCTTGGAGGGTATCAATTGACTCATTTATTTCCTCCAGCTTGTTCTTAGCTTCTTTAACAGTAGAACATTGCCATACATTTGTAAGCTCCTCTTTTAGATGCTTTGCTTTTCCATTAAGCTCATTAACAAGGGCTTCGGCTTCTTCAATTTTCTTTTTGTACTCTAGTAATTTGGAAGCATTATTTTGTTTTCTTTCCATGTCTTCTTTTTTCAATGTAATCTATTAAATTAGAATCAAAACCTGTGTGCCTTCTTCTTTTGGTACATATCCACATAAAGAAAGCATACATGATAACTCCACATCCAGCGGATATAACTATAATCCATATTAAATTTTCCATCATATGCTTATTGAGTTCATTATAATATCAACAACCTTTTTATCTGTTTTATTTTTTTCAATAAATCGTTTTAAATTTTCTTCAAAACTCAGAGAGCTTTCCCAGTCATCATTCAACTTACTTATGAAAGCATCAATCCTCCCATCTCGTTGTTTCTTCTTTTCTAAATGCTCTATTGTTATAACACCCTCATCAATAGGAACATAAACAGGAGTGACAGTGTTATCTAAAGAGTGGTACAAATAAATCCGGGGCTTATGAGATTCGGAAGCTCTTTGTCTCATAAGTGATCCCGGATTTACCAACAACCTCCCATTATGCTCTTCCACAAAGGGCTTGTGATTATCTCCAGTAAGTATTAAATCAAATTGTGGATATTTCCTTAACAATTTACTTCCTGTTGGAGAAGTGCAACCCGGCCATGGTTCTTTTCCTTGATAGGTAAATACATGCCAAATCAATATCCTCCTTCCATTTACTTCTATTCCACTATCAGCATACACCTCTCCACCCCAGTTGGTGCCTAAAAAGGTTTTAAGTTTTTCAGCAAACCATAAGGTGTACAAACCACTTTTTCTACTTAGTTGTATATTGTGTTGAGGCAGATCATGGTTTCCATAAACAGTACAAAATAAATTAGGTAAATTATTCATGGTTGCTGTTAATAGGCTTGGGCTGGTTTTCCAATGATGAAATAAATCTCCACCATGCCAAACAGGGCAATTATATTTTTGTTGGAGATCACGCAACCATTTCATCTTCCTCCATTGGGTTTGTGGAAAGTCATCTGTTCTACAAACAGGGGTGTCTTCTCTTAAATGAATATCTGAGCATAAGATAGCATCTACATGTTTTGATATGGGTTTCTTTTTCCTTTCCATTATGGGCATTTAATTTTACTATGGGTTGTGGCATGTTCCATTAAACATGGGTGCCATTCCATTTCCTCCCACTCATAAACGAAATCATTTATTGTGGAATCATAATACCTTATTCGCAACCAGCATTCTTCTCTTTCATCATCCACCTTTATTCCAATCATTTTTCCTCCTTCTGGAATTTCTATTTTTTCCATACAGCCACACATTATAAAGAAGCTTAACAATATTATGAATATTATTCCAATTATCTTTTCCCAGTTTATTTTAATTCCCATTGTTTTAGTTTTCAAATGTTAAAGCTCCACTGCCCTTTAGAACTATGGATGAATCAGAAAGAGGTGCGAAGCTTATATCAATAACAAATCCTTCTCCTTTATAGAATATTTTTGAACCATTATCATTTCTTTGAATCACGCATTCTAATTTTTCAAAATCTTTAAAGTTTTTAATCAATTTCTTTTCCTCTAATATCTTGACCTCATTCAATTCAATATTCCACTCCATACGACCCGGTACTGAATCGTTCCATCCATCTTCAAGGGAGGATACATCAATCATTTGTCTGTCAAAGGTTATTGCCACAGAACTTCCTATTGCTAAGAAGTCGCCATGTTTGTCCAACAGATAACAGGTGTTATCACTATCTACAAAAGGCACACTGGCTTCTTTCCCATCCCCCACCTCAGGCATCTTATTTATTTCTGGAATTTTGTTAATGGATGCAAAAGCTCCTAATGGAAGGGCTGTGGCCACACCAGCTAAAAAAGAGGATTTTAAAAATGATCGTCTATCCATTTTATTGAGTTAAGTATATTGGTACAAAATTACTATTAGCAAGCCTGATCATACAAAAGATCATAAAAGCTATACTGAGGGCAGTAAGTATAAATAAAATCAGTTCATATTTATTTATAAACCATTTCATATTTTTGATTTTAATTTTTTGATAAATTCAGGATTCACTTCTGGATGTTGTTCTAACATTTTGATGTTTTGACGTAATCTATATTTTACAAATTTCTTCATTCTCCAATAATGTATCCATAGGAATATCCATCTCATATAATTATTTTTTTATTTTCTTTTTCCAAATTGTGAATTCAACACAAAAACATAACCATTCTATCCCAATGACTAATTTTGTTGGCGGTCTTGGATTATATGTAATACCCGGTACAGGTATTATAACAAAAAACCACCCACATTTATTCGGATAGTAAAAAGTAAATCGCTTCCATTTTTTCATATCATTTATTTTTTAATTTTAGTTTCACAAAGAGGGCAAATATCAGGCATAAGCTCTTCAAACTCCTCTTTCATGTTTTCTACTTTTTCAAGCTTTGATTTAAGTAATTTACTTACTAAACTAAAGTCAACTGTTAAGTTGTTCAAATCTGTTCTTTTAAACACAAGCTCTTCGATTTTCTTTGTTTTAGTTATAAGTAAGTCAATGGAGGGCTTTGCTTTGATTACAATTGTTTTAAATTGTATCTGAGAATTTACATTTATTAGTACATCAATCTGTGTTTCTAATATTTCATATTTGGCTTCCTCCTCTTCTAATGTTTTTTGTTTGTTTAGTAAAGAAACAACCCTTGGTTTGATTTCAATAATAGTAACTAATGGACTTATTTTTTCTTCAACAGTTTCTAAAGAGAGAATAAGAGCTTGTAAGGATTTCACCTGAGCTCGTTTACTGTTAATCATTTTTTGCTTTCCTTCTAACACTTCCACGGAAGCTTCTAATTTAACAAGGAATTTGAATGACTTTAATTCAGTTTGGTATTTGGTTAAGCTTTCTTTGTTATAACCAACATCCTGCTCTAGTTTTCTAATAACTCCTGATACAGTTTTTATTCCCAAATCAATTTGTTCCAGATTTGCTATTTTATTAAAATGGGTAGCAACCTCACCGGGACTGGAATCTAAAAGAAAAGGACGATCCAATTGTTGTTGGATATTAGTTTCATTGAAATTAAGAGCTTCTTTTATTTCTTGAGGAACATCTGTACCAAAAGCAGTAAAGTGAATATCATTTAATTCATACCTATTTTGTTTGCCCTTAACTTTGCTAACACTGGTTCCAGATTCTAATAAAAGAGTCACAGCTGTTTCTTCTGCCCAGTGGCTTATAAAAGAATCACCAGAAGGTCTATTGGTAACCAACCAACGAATAGCTCTTATAATAGCTGTTTTACCAGAATCACTGCTGCCAACTATCACATTAACTCCTTTGTCAAATTCCAGTGTAGAAGCTTTATGGCTTTGGAAGTTTTCAATATGTAGGGTTTTGATTGTCATATTATTTTTTCATACAGCATCTTTTAAACTTCTTTCCACTACCACAAGGGCATGGTTTATCTTTTCCCACTTTAATAGGAACAACCACTCCCGCCTTTTTAGCTTCTTTCATATCTACTGTTTTGACAGGAACTTCTTTGCCCTCAGCTTCCTTTATGATTTGCTGTCTTGTTATTTTCTTCCACTCCAGATCATCTCTAACATGAACAACCTTTCCTTGGTAATGTTCTATTGTTACAAGAGGAGTCACTTGGTGTCCTTTCTTTTCCTCTATTCCTTCAAACTTTTCTTCTTCTTTTAAAGCAATAACTTCAGCAATTGCCAAACGCATTTTATCATCCATGTAGTTGTTTCTTTAATAGTTTGATTGTTCCTGATTCTTCAAAAGCAGTATGGAATACACCCATAGCATCAGCCACTCCTTCATCCCTCCATTTAGTACCTGTCCATGGTACTTTATACAGTTTGCCTATTTTGTAAAGCATTTCATCTTTTGACACTGATCCTTTTCCAAATAAACATTTTTTAACATCATTCTCAGAATACCATTCAATTCCAATATCTTTACAATCACCAATGGTCTTAACTATTGTGGACACAGCACCTAACATCTTGGCAGCAATAGCACTCTGGCTACCATGAGGAAGTTCTGAAAGGATATAAGCAACATTGTACTTTTCAATTATTCTGAGAAGCTCTTTGTTTACTTCTCCAATCCTCCTAATGAATTGATCTGACTTACGAATTTTGCTTTTCTTTCCATCCCCTTCTGTTTTGATACAGCCTGTCTTTATGACTCTCCCATCCCAACTCACTACTGCCCAGCCCCAAGCTGTCATACTTGGGTCATTAGTCAATATGGTTGATTTTGGTATTGGTTTAGATGGATTCCTTTTCATGGTTTTTTATTATTTTATCCTCCAACCAACTAATGTAATTTAACACAGCCCTCCCATAAACATCATTAACAATAGATGCTTCCAAGTTAGTTGCGCTGATTCCTGTTTCTTTGTGATAATCTAATTTAATGTCATCATTTGTTTTCATCTTTCTTTCTCCTTTTTCTGGTTAGTTGTTTTTTGGGTTTTGCTTTTCTTTTCATAACAGGTTCTTGCTCCTCCTTAGATAGCTTCCATTTATGCTTAGGTACAAATTGCCAACCTTCAGCAAGCTTCTTCTCCACTTGGTGTTCTTTGACTCTTATAAAGTTTCCACTTTTTCCTAGTGTTTTCATCGTTTTTTCTTTTTACGGTCCACTGTAAATTTTTCTTCAATTTCTTCCCACAAGGTTATGACTTGTTCTTTTAATTCCTTTTCCAAATCCAACTCCTCCACCATCTCAATAGACTCTTCCAAGCTTTGTTTTAATTTGGTGTTATTAACATAATAGATTGTAGCACCTGTGTATTTTTTTATGTATGTTAAATTTTCTCTAATATCATCAATCCCATAATCAAAGTAGATTGTTATGTTGGCTGTTCTATGGGGTTTCCATATAGAACTTTTATCCACTTCTAATGTTCCCTCAATCCCAACAACTCTGAAAACCTTTTTACCTTTGATTTTGATTTCCTTTTTTATTTTGCTGAAAGAAGTGAATCGAAGTATCAAACTGGAATAGAACTCAATTGCCTTGCCTCCTGGATTTATGTCTTTCCTTTCGTATTTATTGGCATCGTGTTTTTCTCTTATCTGGTTAGTACAAAATAAGATTAGATTTCTGTCAGCAATGATTCTGGCGCATTTTCTTAAATGCTCACTAAATTCTTTTGCTCTCCTCATTCCCATCTTATCCCCATCATCATTATCCATTTCCATTGAAGTAGATAAAGCCGCCAGTGAGTCAATTATATATCCGTTAATATATTCCTCATCTGGTTCCCATTTAAATAAGTCCTTAAAAGCATCTGGTATTATATCAGGACGGGTACAATCAATTTTATCAATATCCAGATCAAATATTTTAGCAAACTTTTTATTTAGACGAGCTTCAGAATCTCGGTATTTGACAGCTCCTCCTTTCCTAGCTATTGCGCCAGCTACTTCACAGGCTAAAACGGTCTTGCCTGTACCCGATGGCCCGTAACCCACTACCATGATTCCACCCGGTATTCCACCGCCTTTCTTCCTTCCTCCTGAAATAGCTAAGTCAAGAAGAGTTGACCCTGTAGATACCATCATTTCAGTGTTACCATCATAATCTGTTTTTTTCTTTGGCTTCTTCCTAGCTTTCATTTCATCACTTAGCTTAAACACTTCTGGTGTTTCCTCCACCACTCTTAATGGTTTACGTTTTATAGGGATTGGTTTTGTTTTTCTTTTCATTTTACTAAGTTTTTAGCAATTTTATTTATATGTCTTTGGGGCATTCCTCTTTTCTTTAATTGTACTTGGATATCAGCTTTAAAGAATAAGAAAGCTTTTTCAATGTTTTCTGAAGAAGGAGTTTTGATGTTCACTTTTTTGCGAGTCCATTCATCTTGGGTTTTAATAGAAATTTTATCAACAAGGCTTTGTTCTGTGTAACCAACTGATTCTTTCCAGTTCCTTATTACAGACCGTATAATGTTGGACTTTGAAAATCCATTAGCCAGACAGTACAGATTCAAAAAAGAATCGCAGTCACTGGGGATTTGCACCCCCAGAAACTTTGATTTTGTTGAAATGTTACAACCTTGTTTTAAAGGTCTTTTAAAAAGATTATCACTCATCATTTTCCTTTCTTTGCTTTCTTGGCTTTATTACATTTGGTCCAGATTTCACATTCATCACAATCATCCTCATACTTGTCGGTATCTATACCAAACTTGTGACCAAATTCACAAACCTCTTTACTACTTGATTTGGATTTCTTCTTAACAGGTTTTGGGGCTTCTTCCTCCTCTTCCTCCTCTTCTTCCTCTTCTTCCTCTTCCACATAACCAGTGCCTTCACAAATCCGACAGGTTCTTCCTTTGCTATTCTTTCCTGTTCCACCACAAGCTACACATTCCATATGCCCTTCTGGAATTTCCTCATCCTCATCCTCATCCTCCTCTTCTTCCTCTGATTCGTCATCGTCATCCTCCTCTTCTTCCTCTTCTGGTTCATCTTCTTCATCCTCTTCCTCTTCCTCTGGTTCAGGCTTTTTCACTTTCTTCTTTTTCCTTTTGGGTTTTGCTTCTTCCTCATCATCCTCTTCCTCTACATCCTCAACTTCTTCCACATCCTCATCATCATCATCTAACTCAAAGAACAATTTTTCAAGTTCATCATAATCTTTGAAAGATAACAATTTATCCAAATCAGGCACTTCATCCAATAAGGCTTCTGTGTACTGTTTCTTTCTATCCACAAAGTCAATCCTTGAGGCATTAGAGAAGGAATTGGTACCAAGGGATTTTTTATCAAATCGTACCTTTAAGGTCAAGCCCTCTTCCAAGTCTGGAAATATACCATTCTCTTCATTCTCCTCCAGCTCATCATTTAATAAGCCTTGGAAACAATATTGACTGATATCCCAGATATGAGGTTTGGCCTCATGGGTTGTAGATTTCTTTGGAATGATTATATAAAGATTCCGTAAAGAACTTTTCAAAGCATCTGTGTCTTCCTTGTCAGCTCCTTCTTTCATAAGCTTTATTCGGTATTCACATATAGGGCATTTCTTTCCTATACTTGTAGGGCAAAGTTCTGTATTCTTTTCTGGACCAATGTTACGATGAATTCGGAAAGGTCTTTTATACCACAACTCACCCGGTAAAGCAAACCCATTAGTTGGATCACGATCAGGGTGTTTCTTATCAGAAACTTCATATGGGATTATATCCATAAAAGTACTGCCTCCAGTTGCTTCTCTAAACATGTCAACTCCTTTGGGTAGGTTTAAATACCCATATGAGCTTTCATCTTTCCTCTGTCTTTTGACATTAGTGGAAACAGCTTTTTTGAAATTAGTTTTTCTTTTTTTCTTCATACTTTCTTTTTTTATCAATTAGGAATTTTTCAAACTCTTTTAAAACACCTCGGGTCATTACTCTAGCAAAAAAATAGAGTAGGAAAGGTGCTACAAGAATAGTAATAAACAATAGCAACTCTTTTATCATACACCCCTCCTCTTCATCTTAATTGTTTTATTTGCTTTGGCTTGCTTTTCTTTAGCCATCCACTCTCTGGTTAAGTTTCGAGGCACACTTGGCCCAGCAAAGTATTGTTGCCCATGTAAGGTAACCATATTCTCCAAAGCCTTTTTTCGGGTAACACTTATTTCCTGTTTAGCTATCTCAGCCAAGTTAAGCTCCTCCTGAGCTGTTATCCATTCTTCTTTAGCTTTTTTATGCTTTGGATGGGTTCTGTAATAGGCTTCTATTGCTGGGCCAGTGGGTTTAATGTCTTTACCTAATGTACCATCAGGATTCTCAAGCACTTTTATAGTTAACTCAGAGCGAATTATTTTAACATTCTCTTCAGCATACATAAACCTTTTTAAACACTCAGCATAGTTTCTTCCATACCTAAATGCTAATCCAGCTTGTTCTAACCATTCAATGTCTAATGCAGTTTCATCAATTTTAATATCTGATTCGTAGCTCATGATTTTATTTTTAACCTTTAATGACAGAATAACAGGCATACACTAATCCCGGAAAGCCTATATTGAAAAAGGGTTCAAAGAAGGATTCTATCACAAGTGCCGCTTTATCATTAGCTCCATTTAATAGAACTGATTGAGCATAACCCAACACATGTCTTCTTATGCCTTCTGGTTCTTGGTCTTTCAATCCTTTTAAAATGGTACAAACTTCTTTCCAAGTTGCTTTTCCTATTAAAGCTCTACACAAAGCAATACTTTCACTTTGTTCTTCAGCTATTTTCCTAGCAACTTCCAATCTTTGGTCTTTGTCCACTCGTAAGGTCTGGTCCAATATTTGTAAAGCATTTCTTGGGTGCCCTAATGAATCTTGTATTATTTGTTCATATATTTCCTCACTCAATTTTTCTCCTTCTTGCTTAACTACTTTTTTGAGAAGCTTAAACATAGTTGGGTCAGGGAGTGGTTTCATTTGTAATTGAGTACAACGGTTTTTAACGGTCGCTAAAAGCTTCTGTGGGTCCGTAGTGGCTAGTATTATGTAAACATGGCTTGGCGTGTCTTCTAATAGCTTTAAAATAGCATTCTGGGCATCGTTAGTCATCTTGTGACACTCATCTATTAGGAACACCCTGACATCTCCTCCCATAGCTTTGAATTGACTTTTTCTCCTAATATCTCGAACAGTATCTATTCCACGAAAGTCAGCTGTGTCTATTTCATTATAATCTGAATCAGCACATCCCAGCTCTTCTGCTATGATTCTACCAATAGTTGTTTTTCCACAACCTGTTGGTCCTGTTAATAGAAAGCTATGGGGACATTTGTCAATATCCTCTAACATTTTAGATAGAGTGCTCAGCACCTCTTCATTTCCAACCATTTCCTCTAAAGAGGATGGCCTGTATTTTTTATATAAAGTTGTCATACTGTTATATTATACAATTGTTTAAGTTTTCATTTAAGGTAGTTTGTATTTTTCTTTAGTGGCCCAAGATTGGTCAACACCACATAGCTCAGCATCCACTCCCATTGGTACAATAATCCAATCCCAGTGCTTGGCCAATTTGACGGTGGTTATTTCTTTAACAACTTTGGTTACATGTTCAAGCTCTTCTGGGTTTACATCAAATAATAAAGCATCATGTATCTGTCCTATCAACTTAGTGTCCCAACCTTCTTCTATCATAACCTCATCTGTTTTAATAAAAGACCATAATAGGCAATGGAAAGCTGATCCCTGTACTGGATAGTTGATAACTTTGTTCTTTCCCATAACACCACTACATCTAAAGCCTGTCAGCATATCAAAATAACCTCTTCGCTGATAAGCTTTCAACCACTTCTCCTTCCATTGTTTATACACTTTGAATCTATTATTCCAGAAGTCATGCTCCACATCTTTTAAATGCTCCTCAAATGTTTTATAATCTTTTATGCCTTTTCCAATTAAGTGATTGCTGATAGGTTCATTATCAGGAAGGAATACACCTTGATCCATTTTCCACTTTCCTCTTGGGAGTCCAGCCCACTTTCGTAAGGATTCAGCACAGTTACTATAATAATCACCATAGAACTGAGGAAATACAAATCCATTCTTTGTAGCACTTCTTATGTAATCATGCTCTGGTTCTTTTACATTAAATTCTTTTAGCTTAAAAATCTGTTGGGCCATATCCCCATGCATGTCACTGGTCTTGTCCAATAAATAAGCTATCATAGTTGGGTCTTTATGATAACAAGCAGCCACTGAAACTTCAATACCTTTAAAGTCAATTTCAAGTAGTTGATGGCCCGGTCTTGGGTAGATAGCTCTTCGGATTAGTTGCCTTGATTCCTTATCCCTTTTGGGAATGTTCTGGAAATTAGGATTGCTGGAGGAGCTTCTGTATGTAGTTACTGTATGGAGATTAAAGAAAGGATGCATATATCCATTAACCTGTTCCCGTTCAAAGTTTTCCAAATATGTATCCCTGAGTTTTTGATACTTCCTAACTTGTATCAAATCTTTTAATTCAGGTATGTCCAGAGTCAGTAAGGTTTCTTCATCTGTGCTACCAGCTCCTGATACTGTTTCTTTGGGTGGCTTTATCTTTTTAACTTTATACAGGATATGTTCCAATTGGTGATCTGAATTGATATTGAATTTAGTACCAAACACCCTCTTCCAATGTCTTATAAAGTTAGTTTGCAAAAGCTCCTCTTCAAGTTGGTTTATCTTATTCGTCAGTGCCTTTTTCTTTTTCTTGATATACTTTAAATCAATGCGCATACCTTGTTGTTCAGCTCTGGACATAGCCAATACACCTTTATGCATTAACTCATATTGCTTTTCCAATCCTCTTTTCTTTACTTCTTCTTTTTGTTTTTTAGCAAGTTTATAAGTTAACAAAGAATCAATCCCGCAGTATATAAGAATCTGTTTCCGTATTCTGGGATTCTTCATTGCTTTTACAATAGTGTTAACTGAGTTGCCATCCTTCTTATCTGATTTCAAGTATTGGTCTACACCACTAGAATAATCAATAATACCAAATTGTACATAGGCTTGGAATTTAAGTCCAGTAACACCTGCTCGATTATCTAAGATATGACTTGCTTGCATAGTGTCCCAATCCCAATTCTCTATATCAAAGCCAAATATGTTCCTTGTCCAAGTATCTTCGAATTTCATATTCTGAGCAATAGCTTTTGTATCTGAACAATATAAACGGGATATAAGCGTTTTTTGCTTTGGGGTGTACATATTAGGTATCACAACTGCTTTCTCTTCTGAGGAACAGAAGGAAGTGGCTACAATGGCATGTTTATCTGTATCATGAGGTTTCAAACCTGTTGATTCATAATCAAAGGCAAAGTGGTCCACATCAAATAAAGATTTTATGAATTTTGTGATGGGCTTTTCTTGGTCTATTATTTCAACCTTTCTTTCCAGATTAGAGAAGTTTGGAAAAGGCTCATCCAATAGGGCAAAAGCTTTTTTCAAATCAGATTCCCAAATGGTTGTCATTTCCTCCCATCCCTTTTTAATAACATCAGAAGGGTGGAAAGTAGGACAAATCCAAGTTTGTAAATCTTGGTCAGGTATATTCCAACCTCTCCACTTATCCATAGTTGCCAAGCCCTTCTTCCATCGGTGTCCAATAAGGGATTCCAATGCTGTCAAGCCTAATGCTATTATCACTTGGGGCTTATGCTCTTCAATTATTTTCCAAGTAGTATTCCGACAGCTGTTAACCTCTGTTCCAGAAGGTTTCCTTGCTTCATCCCCATCTTTAGTTGTAGGAAGACAATGAACAGAATTAACACAAATACAATCTTCAAATAAGTCTATTCCCAAAGATTCTAAGGTGGCTTTTAAAAATCGTCCATCTTTTCCACTCCATGGCTTTCCTTTAGTATCATCAGCTATGCTTGGTGCTTCTCCCAATATTAAAACCTTCTTTGCACAATTGCCAAAGGGCTTCATCTTGGGTGTGACTACATGTTTATAAAGCCCACAGGATATACAGGAATAAAATTTACCATCTGGTCGACTTATAGATTGCCCTGCTTTTTTTGATAAAAATCCTTCCATACTAGCTAGTGGCATGTAAAGCAGAAATGTACACCCAATCACCACCTTGGAAACTCAGGGCATTTTCTCCAACGATACACTCTTTGGTTTCTTCTATAATGTTTTTCAAAAGATAAGGAGCTACATCAAATTCCAGATCATCTCCTTCATATTTTATTTTGGCTTTTTCTTCAAACCAGCCCGAATCAGATTGACTTCTTATAGTTATGGAACCATTTGTTATTTTGATATTAACAGATTCATTCAATACAATATCCCTTTTGCTAAACACTTCAGCTCTTTCTAAGATTTCTGAAATTCTTTTAGGAAGTTGTATTTGCTCACCTTCTAAAGCTAGGAAGTCAGACAGGTCTGGAAAGTCATCTTCAAATACTCTGCAACTTATTTCAGTTTTTTCATCTGTTTTAAAGTGAGCCCATCCACTTCCTTTGGCCATGTGTGTTATATTTAATTTCAATAACTGAGATACAGAAGAAGCTGGTATCAAACAATCATAAGGTATAGCACCACCCACTTCAATTCTGGCTATTTTAAAACGATCAGTTGCTTCAATGTATCCTCCTTCTTTAGATATATGTACACAAGTTAGTACAGGTTGATTTACAGCATCCCTTCCACAAGCTCCCATAGCAAATTTAATACAATCTAAAAAGCCATCAGGAACTTTCTTCCATTTGCTTTTTTCTTCTATTTCGTCCAGTGGCAAAATAACCTCTTTTTGCATAACAATACCAGCCTTAATTTTACCACTCTTTAATTGGACTTCACCTCCCACTATTTCGAGTTCGATTTCATCTCTTTTTATCTTGTTTAACAGGTGGTATAATTCTTCAGCCTTAATAGCTCCTTCAATTTTGATTTCAGGTACAGGATGACTGATACTTATTTCATCATTGTAGGTCACTACCTTTCCTTCAATAAATGCGAAGGAAGTAGTTTGCTCAATAAGCTCACTATTTGCTAAACCGGGCTTGACAATAGCCAAGGCATTTAATACATCTATTTTTTTCATATTTTCTAATTTAGATTTGTTAATATTGTGTCAATTAAATTTTGTACAGTTCTCACTTTCCAGAAGTCTGAATCAGGTATTAGTATGTCATATTCACATTCTAATTTCATAGCTAATTCAACCATGTCTAAAGAGTCTAATTCAAGGTCATTTTTGAAGTCTGCTTCCAAAGTGATTTCTTCTTTTTTTAGGGAATAATTACTCATTAAAATCTCTGTGATTTTATCATAAATTTCTGTATTATTCATAATTAGTCTTATTTATTTATCCATTTCTAACTGTTTCATATTCACCCAATAGTGAGATTGGTGATATGGATGTAATAATATACCGTTTCGTTACTGCATCAAATAGCATTCGTTTAAACCATATAAAATTACCATATCAATTATTCAGATTCATTTTAGTTTATCACCCATTTTTAATCAAAGAATAGATGGGAAATTTGGACACAGGATTCATTTTCTTTTTGAACTTTTCAAGTCCTAAATTCCCCAAATCCCCTCCGTCATTTATCAGCTTTTTTTCTCTTAAAATTACTGGGTCAGTATAGAAGGAATATCGAGCAAACTCCTCTAAAAAAGGCTCATCAGGAAGAGTAATACAAAGCCTATAATTTATGTATTTCCAATTGGAATCCCAACAGTTGATAGCTACTAATTTGTTGTCAGAATTATACAAACACTTCTTAAAAACATTTGAATTATCCTCTAAAATAAGCTTACAAATCACATCAGCATCCTCTACAACTTCCATTTTTTTCTCTAACCAAATGCCTAATAATGTACGCATTTGCTTTGGATTATTGCCAAAAATATATACTGAGTTTGGATTTCTACGGGGCCACTTCCTGATGTTCTTTCTAAATGTCGCCCACTCTTTCCCACTAAGGTCTTGGAAACGGACTGGATCGAATATATAATTACAATCTAACACATACGGAGCATAGGAACCGTCTAAATTGATAATTCCGTTTAGAAAGCTTGCCCAGACCTTTTCAATAGCTGGATATTTACCAACTTCTGTTTCTGTCCTTAGAGGAGGAAATAAACACCAATCTTCATCCTCAATCCATATCCAATTATTTTCAGTATATGCTTGGGCATTAGATGCTTGCAAATAAGCCAAACTCATAAAGAAATTTGGCATTATATTATACATCTTCGCTACTTCCAAATAATGGTTTAGTCTTGTTTTTTGTTTGCTCTTCATCAGTAGTATATTTATTGGATACACACTTCTTTTTCTTAGTGGTCATTGAACCACCTGATTTAATATGGGCAATCAATTTCCTAGACACCCCGCCCGCTTTTCTGCTTTTTCCTCCCATCAGTTGTTTCCTCCTTTTTTAAGTTTATCAATTCATCATAGACACAACAGGCAATCAAACCTTTCATGTCTCGTTTGTTCTTGTCAATACTCTTCACCAAAACATAATCCTCTTCCTCACTTGTGGTAAAGCTAAATTGTAGAATGTTCTGAAAAGCAAATAAAGCTTTAAAATCATTTGTTTTTAAAGCTATTGGTCCAAAGTCTTTTTCTAAACTGGCTTTGAAGAATCCTTTTGCTTTTGGTTGTATTTCTATAATACCACCTGAATAGATATTCCTTTGTACCATTTTCATAGGTTCACCAGCCACACCACTAAACTCTATATGACTCAGGGCTGGATCAAGCAACTCTAACACATCCTTGGACAACTGTAAGTTGACTTTGTCTGCTTCCTTAGTTAGATATTGTTTAAACAATGAACGTATCTCTTCGGGTGTCTGATCCGTTGTACCGCATACCTTCTTTCTTGAGTATTCCTCATTCTCAGTATGGAATATAATTCTACCACCCACCTCTTCAAAGATGTTACTGTCATAATCATTAGCCTTGAAACTAATAGGTTGTGAAAAGGATATTTCTGAGTCACGCAATCTGAATCTTAATAAGACTGTATGATCGTAACTCATAATATAAATTTCATTCTTTATTGCGTAAATGGTGTTGCGCAATCCTCCTTGCTGATCCAGTGCGACAGCTTGGGCAAAAATCTGTTCTATTAAATTTGATATTTTCATTTGTTTGTTTGTTTGTTAACTTTTTTAATCCAGTCTAATGCTATCTTGAGTATGTCCTCAATTGTTTCTTCTCCTCCAAAGGATTGTAATTCCACACCATCTCTTTCTATGTAGACATTATTCTGTCCTTTGCCCCAAAACTGAAAACTGAAATCATAATGCTCACTCCACTTTTCAATTTCTTTTAATAGGTTGTGCATCATCTTCAAATTTAGAGTTGTCACTATTTGTTATGTGAGAAGCAATATGATTCAATATGGTGCTTTTTAAATATTCCATTATTCCCACTAATTCAAATGGAGAATAATCATCATTTTTAACATTAATATTATTCACACCATCAATCTTTTCAATTGTTATTATTGCTTTCATATAATTGTGTTTAATAAATCTGTTCTGTAATCAGTGTCATCCCATCTCCATAACAATCCATCTTCATCTCTTCCATTAGCTGTAAGCCCTCTGGCCCACTTATGACTATAAGCATTATTGCCTTCCAGATTCCATAACAGCTTTACTTCTTCTCTTAATTGTTCAGTTAAGAAGCCACCATGTTTATCTACATAGGCTTCATACATATTCCAACTAACATTGGTGCCTTTCTTTTCTTGGATAAATCTTGCCGCCATTACTGTACTTCCATAATTCCAACTTGTATTGTCACCAAACCAATCCCCAACTTCACAACAAATAGAATCATGATTATCAGGCACATTTCCCATATCAAAGGTTGAGCAATAAAATCCTCTTTCCTTAAATAAGTCCATAAATTTACCCAGCAATAAACTTCCTAAAGGTTGGCTATCACATCCAGCTAAGTAGATTCGATCAAAATCATAACCAACATTCATGAAGCTCTGCCTGATTCCTTGGTTCAGGGCTGTATAAGAATAAGTGTCAAAGGTTATATGCCTAACACCAGCATCCCACATTTGTTCCATATAATAATCAACATCCTCCTTCCTATCATTAAGAAGGAATAAATATGGCTCAATACGGGCAACCACTCTTATTCCTGAAGCAACCATTACTTTGATAGCTTTCATCCTTTCTTTAAAAGGAGGTGCACCCGGTTCCAGTTTTTTATTGATAACATCATTACTGGTTATAACAGTAACATGTACAGCGGCTCCAGCTGCATTCTCAGATAGGGCTTTGACATAGGCTTCTTGTCCCACTAATCCAGATTTGGTATTTATCATTACAGGGTATTCAATATCAGCTAAGTATTCCAACATCTTTAAACTAACACCCTCTTGGCCTTCATTCTTTAAGAAATCTTCAAACCTTATCCCCATACGTACTGGGATTTCCAAGGCAAAAGCTTTATTGATTCCTGACAACTTCTTCTTGTCCTCAAAACTCCTTCCTCTGAATTTATCCATACCATCCATTTCCAGTTTATATTTATCTGGATTACAATGTCTGAATCCCATGGTTTTACTATTATCAAAAAAAGCAGTATATAAGGAAGCCCGAAAGGCATTGGCAAAACAATATTTACATGCGAATGGACAAATCAATCCATCCCAGATGTCCATATTGAAAGGCATTGGGCAGGCTGAAGCCCTCAAAGAGATTTCCAAAAAGCTGTTAATCTCTTCTGTATTCAATAACCTTTCTTGCTTCCTCCACTCATTATGTCGAATGTTAAATTGGCTGTAATTCTTTTTTCTTCCTTTTTCCTTTACAGCAGAAGCTTTGCGCTTGCTACTGCTTAGCTGGGTCATACGGGGTATGATTTTGCTAACAATGGTTCTCAATTCCCAATAATTCATTTAATTTTTTTATAAATTTTCCTAAGTTTGTCAATAATAGAAGGATTCAGTTGTAAGTCATATAACACTAATACTTCTTGGAGCTTTAAAGCTGTGTCCAGTGTCTTCTCTAGTGTTAATCGTTGTCGACCTGTACTAATTAGACAGGTATTGTCTTCAAACAAACCTGCGACCATAATGGGCCAAGGTTTGCTTGGGTCATATCTTGGATCAAGTACCGCTTCAAATAGATCATAGTTTTTAGAGAAGTTTTGGCACAATATAGGTTGGTCATCACCTTTGGCTTTCCTATATACTTCACAGCCCTTAACATTGGGGCGACTGCCCACAACTATGTAATCAGGCCATTTCTGATTAAAGATTTTTTGAAGGTCTTCAATTCGACAATTTTTTTTGCTTCCTGACATATCTAATTTTTAATATATTATACAATTAAGATTCTTTTCATTTAGACCTAAAGATTGTTCATTATTTCCACAGCCCAATTTGGTAGTTTTAAATTAACTGAATCCAAATTTTCTTCCATATGCTTGGAACTGTTTGTCTTGGGAATAGGTATAATATCATGGTGTATAATCCAAGCCAGTATCAATTGGGGTATTGTGCAATTCAATTTCTTAGCAACTCTGAACATTTCTTTCTTCTTATCCTGAGCCATAAACTTTTTGAAATCCTGCCCAAATGGACTATGCGCTATGACTCTTATATTTGACTCTTTCGCAAATGGAATAAGATAATTTAAAAACTCCTTTCTAAAAGGATTGAATGGGATTTGAAGAGTATCAATCATTACAAATCCCAAAGCATATTTTATATGCTGTACTGAACAATTACACAGCCCCACTGAAGGGATGCTATTTTGTCTTTTTAAGAAAGCCAGTGTATTACAAGAATCATACAATCCATACTTATTGTTTGGCCAATGTAGTTGGTAGTGTATGTCTTTTTTTGGGAATAGGTCTTTTGTTCTTTTTAAGGAGGAGTGGATGTTTTTTCTGGTCATATAATTTTTAGGAATTTTTGAACCCAATATGACTTCTTTTAAATCAATGGTAGATAAAGCTTTTTCAACCTTCCCAAATCCATAAGTTGGAGCTGTATCTATAAATTTAACACCACATTCTAAAGCTTTAAGGATTGGGGCTTCATCACCTTTCCACTTATATGTACCCACTCCTATTTTAATAGCAGAGAAGGGATTGTGTTGTATGATATCTATTACAGAATCACGGTTAACAAATCTTGGGTATTCTTTACAAAGTCGATAAAGAGCTTCCCGCCCATGTTCATCTATATATTCAAAAATTGTTCCTCTCCATAGTTCTGCCCATAAAACACCTTGTATGAAATCAAAAACATCATGATACTCCTCTTCAATAGGTCTGTACCAATAACAGTCCATTATTACTTTTTCTATTCTATCCAAGTTCATCTTTCAAAATTTCTACAGCTGAGTACCCAGCTGAAATTAAACCAAATTTTCCACTGCCCGTAGCTATCCAACACCCCTCATCAATCTTATTTAGATAACAGGGTTTGTATTTCTTATTTCTATGAAAGCTCCGAAGCCCTCTAACAGTTCTTAATAGCTTAAATTTTCTTGGGAGTTCATTAACCACTCTAGTAAATGCCTCATCAATCCTACCATCATACCAACTAGGAAGAGTCAATGCTGATCCATCTCCTGCCCAAATTATCTTTTCCCCAGCATAGGTGGTGTTATGGATAGTTATTTGTTTATAGGGTGCCCAGAATTTAACAAATTGCTCTTGGACTTGTCCTTTGAAGTGAAATGAGAATCCTCTTTTAGCAACCAATCCATCCTTTCTAAATAGCTGAGGAAGAAGAACTTGACAACCCATACCAGCCGCGATTACAATAATCTTAGTATCTACCACAACAGTATGTTGGGTGTCTTTGGGTATGTAGTACACTTTATTGGGTGATGTTTCGATTTTCCAAACATGTCCATAGGATTTTACAGTTGAAAAGATTAAGTCCATGTTAACACCCCGTACGGATGCTTTAATTAAATTACCACTAGGTTTGATGATCATTGTTTCCTTCTTTAATCCAAAAGTGGAATCAAGCATATCTAAACTAGCATTGATTTGTTCATTAGCCAATCCCATTAAAGGGCTTGGTTTTATAAGACCGCCACAGGGCTTTGTTCCAGACTCTGGGTCATCATTATCTATAATTAAAACACTCAGCCCTTTATTCCGAAAAGCAGTTGCTATGGTAGCTCCTATTATTCCAGCTCCTATAACAACCACCTCAGCAGTGGCTTTTCCTGTTATGGTTTTTTCTTCTTTAGAAAGCCCCATGAATCCTTTGTCTTCAATAAATTTCATAATAATCCAGCATCTTTAAGGGTGTAAAAATTTGATTGTTTTCCAGTTATTATATCAATGCCCTGTTGATAATCTCCAGAATGATCATAACATGTCTTTACTATCATGTCATCTGGTATTCCTTTTTGTTTTAATTTCTTAAAATGATGAGTATTAAAAGTACAGGGATTAGGTACATCAACTCCACAACAAGTGTTTGTGGGTTCTATTCTATCAGCTCCTGTATTTACA